TTGCAATATCCTCCAGCTGTCCCAACGAGACCACAGAGTTCCCGCCGCGTGAGGTCCACTGGCTTCCGCGATTTACGTCATTAAGGGCCTTACGATCGGCATTGGGCCTTAAGAGCCGGATTTGCTCATCATGAAACATGGCCAATCGGCGCTTGACCTCTAGGGCCACGTCGCCCCTAAGCAGATAGGTCTTGCCGGGTTCGAACTTGTGCCTATTAAGCTGCACGCCCGGATGTGTATGGTCGAAGAGATCCGCTGCCGGCATCTCCACGCGTACATACTCCTCCTTGGTGGGTGTAATACGGCCCACTTCCTGAATCTTGCCAAAACTCAGATGGTCGTTGGCCTTTTCGGCTGCCAAGGCCTGCTGGATGCTCTCAATGCTTTCCGCAGCGGCCTTGCGAGCCAAGGCCTTAGCGGCCTTAGAAGCACGGGCCTTGGCCAGTGCCACCAACTTGGACTGCTGCACAGACTCCGCCTCAGAATCTCCAAAAGAGGCCTCTGGATGCGGAGCTGTGACCTCAGAGCCGACTTCAAGTTCGTCGGTTCCTGAGGCAGTCTGCGGAATAACAGACGCATTCGCGTCTGCTGCTACCGTCTTCTTAACTGCCATGGGTCACCTTTCTTTAACTACTTGGTTTCGTTGGAGGTAAATTCCCCGGCCGATTTGCCAGAGCCTCCACCGAATTCATCGTACATATTAGCGCCTTTGAGGATCTTCGAGCCTTCTCCAACGTCCTCACCGGCGGCCAAGTGCATGCGCCGGAGTTCGACGGGAGCTCGACTAGTGGGCTCAGAGGCGTCCATCTTAAACGTATCCTGAGCCGCCAGGCCTTCCTTGACCGGCACTTGTGCACGGAAAGAAGGCGCGCTATCAACGTCGATTTCGGCGTTTGAAGCGCCCTTCTCAATGATTCCGTTCCACACGATCTCGCCTTCAAGGTGGCCCAGTGGATTTGGTTTCCAATTTCCCATATTTATTTTTTCCTTATGTGGGCAAACGCCTTTGTTGTGAGCGCGCCCTAAATTACAGTTGTAACATCGAGGTTCGAATCCGGGAGGGAAGTGGTTCTCTACCAACCAAAGATAGATACCAATCCCTCCTCGTTGTCCGATAGCTTTTCGATGTTGAGCACCATCATCATTGATGTGGTCGATAGTAAGAAAACCCTTTTCTGTCTCACCACAACAGGTGCATTGATATCCACCATATGCCTCAAATACAAGGTCCTTTATTTTGTCCCGATAAGCTTTCATACGAAGTCTTTCTCGGTCCCGGTTTTTAGCATACCACCTTGCGGCAGCCGCTTTTTTACCTCCCTTGTACATACAAGACATATAGTACTATCCTTAGTTTGTCTTTGAATTTAGGCCAGAACTTCGTACAACTATGACCCAATTTTGATTTGTTATAAGCGATTTGAAAGCAAACTTCCAGCCAATTTTACGGTTCTGCTGGAGTGGGTCAGCCTGTCCACCAGGCGCGACCACGTAGACCCTAAGGTTCTGGAGATCCGAGATTTGGTACGCGAAGCGCCCGATGGCGAGCGAAGTGTATACCAAGCTGGATTGACCTGCAGTAACCTGAGAGGTGGCCGCGAAAGCCGGCGAATTTGAACGGATGACTCGGAAGCCATATAGCTCTCCGACTTCACCACGCCAGATCTTCTCGGGCGCTCGGAACTGCGCGGCGGCCTTGAAGTCCGGGTCCTTAAGCAGTGCGGCATACGGCTGAGGACTGGTCACAAATGCGTAGTAACCAGATTCAAACGGACGCGCACCGTTTCCGTTAAGGGTGGCTTCGACTTCCACGAGGTCCACTGCCGTAACCACGTCAGAGCCTACAAGTGCCGTATCGCTTGATTTATTATTTGGGCGGTACACAGTTGTACCAGCGTTTAGCACGTTGTAAATCAACTGATCGTAGGTTTCAGCGGCTTGGAGGCCAAGGACATAAATAGTTCTCTCGACCAAGTTGTGACGAGCCGTTAGCTCGGCCAAGTCCGAGAGACGGACCAAGGCTCCATATTGTTCTGTAATTGCTTCAAACTGATTGATAGTAAGCGCGGAAGCGTCCGGAGGGACACCTTCGGTCAACTGGGTAGGAGTTGCAGATACAGACAGCTTTTCCTCACGAGTAAAACGGATCGTTTTGGAACTGTTTGCCGGAAGTGGGTGCTTATCACCGAACTGATCGAGAATGGTGTTAAGTTCTGCCACTTCCAACAGACGGGCGCTCATATAAGTTATGAGCTCCGCTGCTGTGGAACCTGCTTGCCCAGCTGATCCCGCGGTTACGGTAATAATGTCTGCCATTTAGGCTTTCCTTTATTACACGCTAGAACGACACGTCGGCCAAACCGCGCTTCTCCAGCTCTTCTATCAGGAGCCTACGACCCTCTTTGGTTGCCAAAGTGGGCTTGGCCTGCGGCTGAGAACGACGCATGCCATCGTTGGGCTCTTGTTTGAAGTCCGGAGTGCTACGGCTTTGCAGGGGTGTTCTGGGTGTGGGATTTTGGGGTACTGGCGGTTTTGAAGCCAGTTCGGCCAGTCTGTGAACTTGGTGCTCATTCCAAACATCGCGGTATTGCTCGGCCAAATCCTCTTGCATGGTTGGATTGCCTTCCAAGGTCTTAATATAACCGGCCAATTTGGGCCTTTGTTCCAAGACCTTCTGATAGTCCGTGGAGCCATAGAAGTTCCGAAAGTCCGGCACGTCCTTGGAAACATTCTCTAGGGCTTGCTGCTTTCCGACATTCTGTACCACGGGCATATACGGCCCGACTGCGCTTTGGACCACTTCATAAACGAATTGACCTAGGGTATTACGATAGGCCTTCCAGTCGTTTGTTTTTTGGCCCACTTCGGCAGCTTGTGTAAGGTCCTGAGCGAAACGAACGTCATCCTGCAAGTAGCTTACGGGCTTCGGCTGGGCATTTGTGGTGCCTGGCTTGATGCCGGATTTGCTAAGAGGATCTTCGCCCGTTACGGCTGCGATCATCGAACGCAATTGCTCGATGGTTGTATCCTTGGTCTCAATGCCCTTGACCGTATCCTCGTAGGTCTTGT